GTTCTTGATAAGGAACAAATCGTTCATGACTCGTGTCATGTCTTGAAGCGTTAGTTGCATCTGTTTTTGGAGTTCGATGACTTTGTCATTATGACTTTTACTATCTTGCTTATCCATACCTACCCTAACAATGACTGCTATATAAGGCTTACTAGTTAACCAACCTCACTTCAAAAATTCGCCCTACGGGCTCATAGAACTAAGTCTATTTTTCTGGGTTTTCAAGTCTAATTTCTTTAAGTTTATCTTCGGCAAGGAACGTAAGTTTCCAAAAGGTACGTTTTGCATCAAGTGATATTTCGGATACGTCTAGCTTACCATAAGTACGCTCGAACCAACTTAGAATAAGGCTATAATCATCTGGTTCTAGTTCTACCATACATAGATTTAAATACTATTAACTAATAAAGTTATGTAGCTGGCTCGTAACACCAGTCCTCCGTCTACCAGTTGATAACCAAATCGCATGAATTAACATGTGGTTAGACGTTATGCTTACTCACACCACTACATACAACAATACTTATATGCGTTATTATATATTTTGTATTATGGCATTAGATGACGGTATACCAGAGAAACAAGTAGTTCATACACATGAGGAAACTGGTGTGACCCACAAGCATAAAAATGGTAATAAACCTCACCAACATGAGGAAAAAGGTTGTATATGTAAGGATTCTAGACTAGTAAACTGTTCCGAACATGGTGACAAAAACTAGACAAAACCTTAACAAAAGTTTATTAACTACCTAACACAAGATTTTATATGGGATTAAGAGATACCCTAAGTGCATTCGCATCTAGGTTTACTAGTAAATCTTATACTGAAACTACAACCAGACCTTCTATAGCACAGCCTTATATGAGTACCGATACAGGTGCTAAACTACCAATTTTTCCATTTCCTCTTATTATGATTTATGAGTTAGCAGATAATATTGATGCACTCAGAATACCTATTGAAACTCTAAACAGAGAGATGTTTAAGAATGGATTTGAGGTAGTTGAAAAATGGAAATATAAATGTAATAATTGTGGTAAAGAATTCCAATATCAGCCATTAAAAGGTGACCATACTGATGACCAGCCATTTGAACAAAATCAGAATAATGAGTCTAACACCATACCAAGAAATGAAGCAAAGAAAGCAATAGCACATGAAATAAACCCTACAGGTGAGATGGAATGTGATACATGTGGTAGTAATGATTTGTTAAGACCAGTTCCAGAAAATAGAAAGAAACTTGAAGATATGCTAGAAAAACCAATCAATGGTAACGAACAGACTTTAGAAGACTTATCAAGACAACTAGAGAGAGACTTGGAAGTTGCAGATAATGCATATTGTTTAGTACTTAAGAATTATAAGATTGATGATGTAAGTGGTAGAATTGATCATGATGCATCAGAAGTAAAAGAACTTCTCAGAATAGACCCTCCTCAAGTCGCTTTAATTGCTGACTCTGATGGTAGAATAGGTTATGATGATAAAAGAAATCAAATCTTTGTATGTCCAAGATTTGAACATCGTGATAAAAGATTAACAGTTCCTAAATGTGAGAGATGTGGTGCTGAAGCATTGAAAGCAGTGCTAGAGGTAAACTCTGTATACTCTATAGGTATTCCACAACCAAAACGTGTAGTTTATGGTGAAGGTGAAGTTATTTGGAAAGCAGGTAAATATAAACCATCATTACTTTATGGATACAGTCCAATTTACTCTATTTGGTCTAAGGCTATGTCTTTATCTCATATGGATGAGTATATTAGAAAATACTTTGATAAGATGAGACCTCCAAGAGGTATGCTAGTTATTGCATCTCGTAACTATGAAACGTTTAGAAAATCATGGGATACACTTGAAGAGAAAGCAATAGAAGACCCATACACTATACATCCACTTTTAGTAGAGAGTGATAAAGGTAGTAAAAATATGGCACAGTGGATAGACTTTACTGGTTCATTAAAAGAATTAGAATTTACAGAAATAAGAAGAGAATTAAGAATGATTATTGGTGCAGTGTTCGGTGTGTTACCGTTATACTTTGGTGAATTACCATCTGGATGGTCACAAGAAGGTTTACAAGTTACAATTACAAACAGAGCAATTAAATGGGGTCAAGACATTCTTTATACTTCATTCTTTAAGAAATTTGCTGCAATGTTAGATGTATCTGATTGGGAATTAAGATTGAAAGGTGGAGAAGAAAATGATAAACTAAGAGACTTACAAATACAAGGTGTAGAAATACAAAACATGGCTGCTATGCAAGCAATGGGATTCGAAGTTACAAAAACACACACTGGTGAGTTTAAGGTATCGAAGAACCCAATTATTAACCCAACTATGATGATGTTAGAAAGTAATAATGAAGATGAAAAACCAAACACTTCTGGTTCTAAAGGACGTGGTAGAGGAACTGCTGCACCAAAAGAAGACCAACAAGAAGTTGACGGTAAACCAAAGAAACAAAGACCATCTGATAAAGGTGGTGTAGCACAAGGTTCACCATCAAGTGGAACAGGTACATCACAATCTAAAAAAGCAGAAATACAACCATACTTACAACCAAAGAAATTCCCAGACGGTATAACACCAGCTAATTTTGAAATTGTAAAATCAACATTACAAAGTGCAATAGACTTTGATTGGACAAAAACAAAAGCAGTTGATGAATTAAGAAATAAAGCACATATGACAGTTAGACAAGCAAGAGAAATTGTAAAACAAGAACTTTCAGATACTAAGAGATGGGAGGAAGACGGTTTTTAATCATGACAACTAAAAAGAAAAACACAAAAGGTGCAGACGCAGGTACACAATTCAGTCATTGGACAAAGAACCCTCATGAAACACCTACAACAGATGACGCAAGGAAGAAAAAATTACCATCTGGTACAAAGGTTCGTTCAACACAAGCAAGCGTTAATGCAGCAGCAAAAAAAGCAATAGATAAAATAAACAGAACCGAAGAATTTAAAAAGAAAACACAAAGTACACCTGTTTACACTGCAGATTTCTCACAAATTGATGGAACTATTGAAGAAATTAAAAAAGAGACACGAAAATATAACGTAAGTGAATATTCATCTGGAAATATATTGAATGCTCTTAGAACAGCATTACGTGGTATAAGAGAATCACATCATTAAACTTGGCAACTAAATTAAATGTAGATGATGGTGGTACAGACCACGGAAAAAAACTGTGGGAGAAACATCAAGCAGATGAATATACACATGTAGACCACTATAAGGAAGCTATTTGTATAAACTGTTTCAAAAGAGATGCTTCTGCAGCAACCATTGCAGATATTTGTGGTGATTGTGCTGGTAAACGTGGTAGAGAGCCACTTTTAGCAACAATTACACATAAAATGTACGGTCTATGTTTCTTTTGTGGTCATTATAAGTTCCAAATAGAACAAATTAACGCAAGATTTTGTAATACATGTCATAGAAGAATCGCTAATGTAACAAAAGAGTATAATAAGAAAGGTGGAATGTTAGGTGCAGACCCATTTTGGCAAAAAATGAGAAAAAAACACGGTAAAGACTGGAAAATAATAATGGGTAGAAACTTAGGCAATAAACGATAGTGTTATAATAAGATAAAATCTATTCTATTGGCTTTAAGATTAAAAAATTTGTATTCCCAATTTATTTTTACAGTTTTATTTGGTAAGTCACCACAAAACTTTCCTACTTTAAAAAATATTGGTGCTTTTCTTAATCTTTTTTTAAAAAATTGTATATTTTCAGTCTTTGGGTCAAACGATACGTCATCATACTTTACTAATTTTTCATCTCCAGTTCTAAACTTCTCTATATTGTTTCTTTGAAAACAACTTATAGATCTTGATGTGTCTGGATGTTCATAAAACTTTTCACAGTCTAATACTATTCTAAGTTTGTTATCATATGTAACCCATATATCCTTTAATGATATTGATGCATCATTTATTTCATTTTTATCTGAAACTAAACGACCATTTCTTCTAACATATTCATCTATAGAATCATATACATGTACAGAAATACCCATAATTAGTGAATAGTTATCTTTATTAATAAAGGTTTTGATTTATAGTCATGGAAGAAGGGGATTTAAGATGTTCATGTGGTGGTATACAATACGGTTATCACTCTGACAATGTAATAGTTTTCTTATGTTATAGATGTGGAAATATTGATTGTGAGAATGTATCTAAGAAGGTTATAAAACTTTTTAGTGAAGAACCTGAGTTAGTGTTAACCATGATAGAAGACGGATTCTTAACACCAATTTCAAAAGTTTAAATAGTTGTTCTTCTAGTATTTAATATGTTCGAAATAATAGACTCACTGTTCTCAGAAATAGTGATAACATTGGTTCTCGGAAGTGGTGGTGCATTATTGGCTTATTTCAGAAGGCTAGCTGCAACACAAAAAAGTCTCTGCCAAGAGGTAGAAGAACTCCGAAAAGCCCTCCTTATTTTGGCTACAGCCTTAGACAGACAATCTAATAGATTACATAACGAGGCTGATTCTGACCTAGAAGACCTAGTAGGAAAAGTATTAGGCGATAAATAACTTTATATAATGGTAGATGACGCAACTCTATATGGTAGATCCAGTATTAGTAACTGTAGCTGCTGCAGTAGTGGGTGCAGGTCTAAATACCCTAAGAGGATATTTACACTCTGAAGAGCCTTACTCAGCAAGAAAGCTAGCAGGTGGACTAATTATATCTACATTTGCAGCAATAGCAATAGCACAAACTGTTGTAGCTGAAGGTGTAGGTTTAGTAGGTCTAGGATTAATCGGTTTAACAACTGGTTTCGCTGCTGACTTTGCAGTTTCAAAAGCAAAGAAAGAGTAAATGGCTATGTTTTGGGTGTATAACCCAACCATTTTACCTTTTTTAAACTTAAATATAAGAACATTTTATTATATATAATGGAAAAAGTTGGAAAGTTATTAACTAAATCAATGACAATATTAGATTCTACTAATGAGAATAGATTCTTTGAAGGTTTTCTTACAGTAGAAATGAAAGATAAACAGGGTGAAATTACCATAGTAGATGAGTTATACAAAGTATTACCATTATGGATGGATAGAGGAGCACCTATCACAGATACACATTCTAACAGAGTTGTAGGTAAAGGAATTAACTTTATGAAAACAACATTTGAGCATGACGGTGTAACATATCCAGCAATTAAATTAACTGGTAAGATACATAAAAATTATGAATTAGATACAGATATCTGGGAAAAAATAAAATCTGGAGAATATAAGGGTTTATCATTTGGTGGAGCAACTAAAGCAGATAGAACACCTAAAGTGTTGAAAGATGGGGATGTAGCATATGCATTAACAGATTTAGAACATTATGAGGTAGCAGTCTGTAAAGACCCAGCAGTACCATTAGCATTAATTACAGATCATAATCCATTGGCAAAAGCAGTGGTTCCATCAGTTCCTAGAGGTGAT